TTACTAGAACAACAACAAGTGGAGTGGGAAGCGCTTCAACTTCTGTAGCTACTATAGCCGCGGTACAGGCGACAGATATTACCATACTAGTACAGAAAATAGGGTAATAATAAAAATAAAATTTAATAAATGAAGTTTAAAAGCGACATAGAAGTACAAGCCGGTCTTAGAGACGGAGGTAATGATATAGGTACAGCAGGTCAACTACTGTCTTCTACTGGTGCGGTTACAAACTGGATAGACCAAGGTGGCGTTGTAGCAGGGGAAGCTGATAAGGCTAAGTCTGTCATCTTAAGAGTTAAAAACTCTACGCTATCTGCAATGACCAAAGGTCAAGTTATATGCGAAAATGTATCTATCTCCCCACCAAATGGTAACTTAATTGAAGTTGCTTTAGCTGACAATAACACTGCAGGCAGAATGCCAGCTTTAGGTATACTAAACGAGGATTTAGATGCCGCTGGCGGTAACAACGACGAGGGTGATGCTATCATGTTTGGTAAGGTATCGGGTATTGACACATCTTCGTTTTCTGTAGGTGACGAGGTGTTTGTAAGTGACGTTCCAGGAGGTCTAACTATTACAAAACCAACTGGAGTAAAGTATATTCAAAAAGTAGGTGTTGTAATTAGAGATGATAATACTAATGGTACTATAGAGGTATTTGGCGCTGGACGTGTTAATGATGTACCGACTCCATTGTATATAGATCATGCTAACCAGAGACTAGGTATTGGAGCAATAAATCCTACTCAAAAATTAGACATTAGAGACGGAGAATTAGTATTCACTTCATCAGTCGTTAATCAAAACCCTAGCGGGCGAATAAGATTTAATGAATATAGTGATTCTCAAGTCTCAGGCGCTTATATTGATTACGATGGGTCTAGCAATGCTTTTTCAATGTTTACTAACGACACCCTTAATGATTACGAGTTTTTAAGAGCTAACAGAAACAGTCACCTACTGCTTCAACCTAACGGTAACAGGGTGGGAATTGGAACAACTAGCCCAAGTGAAAAACTTGTCGTTAGAGACGGAACTTCTAATACTGATGTAAAAATACTAGCTTACAATAGCGCCCTTGGAACAGAGGCTACTTTAAAGTTTAGCACTATTGCTTCTGAAACCAATTATGAAAAAGCGGCTATTATAGCTAGAAATGCAGCAGGTAGTTATGGAAGAAATGACATGCACTTTGCTTTAGACTCTGCACCTGATATTGGAAACGTTCAGTTTTCAGATACAAAAATGACCATATTAAACGGTGGCAATGTTGGTATTGGAATTACTGACCCGAGTCATACCCTCGAAGTTAAAGGCACTGTGCAGATAAAAGATGAAGGCAGCGGTTATTTGTATTTTCATAATACTAATAATTTTATATATGGAGACCAATACAACTCTTTAAGAGCTTATGCAGGTGACAATTTTAGAATCGTAACAAACAGCGGTGAAAAAATGCGTATACTAAGCAATGGCAACGTCGGTATTGGAGAGACTGATCCAGAATCTAAATTACATATAAAAACACCTACAGCTTCAAGCTCTGACATGTTGCTTTTGGAAAATTATGGCTGGGCAGCAAACATGACAACGGGTATTGCGTTTAAAAATGGAAGCAATTACCAAGGTCAAACAGCTAAGATTTACACTATAATGAATGGCAGTGGAAATCAAGGAGGCGAAATAAGGTTCGCAACCTTGGCTTACAGCGGTATTAACCCAAATCCAAACACGACGCTTATAGATAGAATGACTATTGACGACTTAGGGGGTGTTGGGATTGGAAATACTGACCCTCAAGCTAAACTTCACGTACAAGACTACACGACTGGTGAATCACATCAGGCCATGTTTAAGGGAGGTTCTGTAGATGTTGGTGATTATTCCTATATAAGTTTAAATGGCGGTTATGCTTCAGATTACGGTAAAGAGGTAAGACTTGCGGCTGTATCGGAGAGTGCGTTTGGTAACAAAACAGGGTTTGCGGTACTAACATCTCCAGACTCTAGTGGGGCTAGTGGACACGAAAGATTAAGAGTAACAGCTGACGGTGACGTTGGTATTGGAACGACTAACCCTCAGGCTAGACTAGAAATAGCAGGATCCAGTTCTAATGGTAAATTTCTTCTTATTGATAATGTAGGAAGTGGAGGGACTTTCTTGAATGTAGAAGATGGAGTAGGTAGTCAATTACTTCAGATTAAGAGAGAAACGGGTAACACTATATCATTTAACTCATTTAATGACTTTAACTTTATAGGTAATGTGGGGATCGGAGCGACTGATCCTTCTGAAAAACTTGAAGTGGCTGGGAAAGTCTACATAGAAAGCCAGGGAGTGGCTTGGAACACAACAACTCCAGGTACGACTAGAGGAGCGCTACACTTTGACCCAGTAGGAAATGCAGCCAACAACACTGGTAACGCAATAACTTTTGGGGCTAGCGACACTGGTTCAGGCTCTACTGCTCAAGCAGGTATATATACTAGAACTGATAGTACCTATGGAACTAGAATGTACCTCGCCACAACAGATTCGTACTCGGCAGGCTCTAAAACCCGAATGACAATATACTCAAATGGTAACGTTGGTATTGGTGCGCTTGAACCAGCAGAAAAACTTGAGGTTGCAGGTAACATTAAAGTGAGTGGAGATCAATATTTCAACGGAAGTGTTATAGAGGGTGATGGAAAAGAAATAATTAGGTATAGTGATACTTGGTTGAGAATAAACGAGGATCAAGATTTTACAAACGGAATATACTGCGGAAGCGGAATACTAAGAACAGATGGAATTTTCCAAGTTGGCCCATCAGGATCGAAATTTGTAGTAAATTCCATTGGTAATGTCGGTATTGGAACAAACCAACCAGCAAGTGATTTAGAAATAGCAAGAACTACGTCCGGGGCAGTTTCGGTTTTAAATTTATCAGGTGGAACTTTAGGTCAGTATGGCGGTGGTGGAACTATAAATATTAAAGGAGGAGGCCAATACATGAATTTTGGTTTAAACGTGAAAAATTCAAGTGCAGGTCTAGAGAGTTCAATTGGTTACAGCGGTTCTACTAGAACATGGACTTTTGACGGTAATCAACTAGGTGAGAACGGTGGTGGGTATACTTCTTATAATTTCAAGAGTGAAGGTTCCTCTCAAATGGTTATCTACAATAACAACGTTGGAATTGGAGTCACTAACCCAAATGTTAGATTAGAAATTGGAGGAGGCTCTACTTTAGCAAGGGTAATACCTGCTATAAATAATCAAGGCTACATAGGTGACTCTCAGCATAGGTGGCAAGCTATATACGCAACCAATGGAACAATACAAACTTCTGATATTAGGGAAAAAACAGGAATTAAACCTACTGAATTAGGATTAGATTTTATTAATGACCTAAACCCTGTAAGCTATAAGTGGACTGAAGGTGAAAGATTAGACGCGAGTAAAGACGAAAGAAATCATCAAGGTTTAATTGCTCAGGAAGTTGCTGAAACTTTAGAAAAACACGGAGTTGATAAAAATAAATTTGGAGGTTTAGATATTCAAAAAACAGATGAATATGATGATTTTCACGCAATGTCCTACGAACAATTAATTGCTCCTATGATAAAATCAATACAAGAATTAAAAGCTGAAATAGAAGAATTAAAAAAACAAATAAACAAATAAATATGATAACTTACGATTGGAATTGTAAAACAGTAGATGTACACCCTCAAGAAGAAGGGCAGACAGACGTAGTGTATAACGTACACTGGAATGTAACAGGGGCTGATGGCGATTATTCATCTACAGCAATAGGCACTCAAATTGTACCCTTAAGTAAAGGTGGTGATTTTATACCGTTTGAAGACTTAACTAACGAAATAGTAGTTGGGTGGACAAAAGAAGCTATGGGAGAAGAAACAGTAGCAAGTATAGAGACTGGTATTGCTAATCAAATACAAGACTTAATAAACCCTACTTCTGTAACAATGACAATAGGGGAGTAAATAATTAAGTTTACACGTAATAATAAACTTATAAATAACAATTAAATTTAATAAAATGAAAAAAGTGCAAGAAATCAAAAAAGAAGAGTTAACTGAATTACAGGATTTAGTTAAAAATTTTAACCAGCATCAACTAAAATTAGGTGAATTAGAAATTGAAAAACACCAAATACTACACGGGGCAAGCAAGGTTCAAGAAGATTTACAAAAATTTCAAAATGGATTAAGAGAAGAGTATGGAGATATAACCATCAACATAAATGACGGATCTTTTGAAAAAATAGAAAATGAAGCTGATACGAAAGATTAGTATTGGAAGAGATTATAAAAATGACGCTATGCACTATTCTGTTGGACAGGAAGTGTATGGCGGTCATATTATAACTAGTATATTAGAGGAAGAAAATAAGTACTCTATATATATAGAAAAAAACAAAGAAACCCTATCCTGGAAAGACTTCAATAAAAATATGGCAATAGCTGTAGAATATGATTTACATTATTAATGAAGTCAATTTATAATTTTATAGTAAAGCCTAAAAGCGGAAGATCAACGTCTTCGGTTAAAATTGATAACAATGAGTTGTTGTTAAATACTGAATTACAAAACCATAACTATGTAAGTAGGCACGGTATAATCTTGGCCACACCTATGTTAAGCGAAACTAGTATAAAAGAAGGAGACGAGGTTATACTGCATCATAACGTGTTTAGAAGGTTTTATGATGTTAGAGGTAATGAAAAAAATAGCAAAAGCTACTTTGAAGAAGATAAGTACTTTGCTCAACCAGATCAAATATACGCTTATAAGTCAAATGGCAAGTGGAAGTCTGAAAAAGGTTTTTGTTTTATAAAACCTATAAAAGAAGATAAAATGTTTTCTACAGATTTTGAAAAACCAGGTCTTGGTATTGTGAAATACACAGATGGAAGTATAGATAAAGGAACATTAGTTTCTTTTAAAGTAGGTATGGAATACGAGTTTTTTATTGAAAAAGAAAGACTCTACAGAGTACCAACCAATCAAATTAAAATTAAATATGAATATCAAGGAAACGAAGTCGAATATAATCCAAGCTGGACACAAGGCAGTTGAGGAATTAATAAAAGTAGCTAAAGAAGCTATTGTTGATTCAGATGACGATATATCAGCAGACAGACTTAAAAACGCTGCTGCTACAAAGAAGTTAGCTATATTTGACGCTTTCGAAATATTAAATAGAATAAAAGAAGAGCAAGACATGCTCGATAACAAGCCTAAAGAAGAAGTAGCTAAAAAATCATTTAGTGGATTTGCTGAAAAAAGATCTAAATAATGTACGAGCAAACTTTATATAAAATAGTTGAACCCGTAAAGCTTACTACTATTTCTAGATTAAATAAATCTAAAAAATGGGATTATGGTTACAATAAAGAAAACGATATTGTAGTTATAAGTAAAACAGGTCAAATAGGTGATATATACGAGATACAGGGATTAAGAATAGCGCTTCCAAAAACGCCTTCTAAAATAAACAAATCTACAGATAAATGGACTGTAGAAGAATATCCTAAAGAGTTAAAGCAAATACAGAGTGTATTCGATTGGAGAGAATACCCTGAAGAATTTCAAAACAAATGGGAACCATATATAGATGAACAATTTAAACGCAGAGAAGAAGGCCATTGGTTCAATAATAAAGGCGTGGCTACTTACATTACTGGCACTCACTTTATGTACTTGCAGTGGTCTAAGATTGACGTTGGCAACCCCGAATTCAGGGAAGCTAACAGATTATTCTACCTATTCTGGGAAGCTTGTAAAGCAGACAGAAGGTGTTACGGCATGTCTTATCTCAAGAACAGACGTTCAGGTTTTTCGTTTATGGCTTCAGGAGAGACGGTTAACATGGCCACAATATCAAGTGACGCACGGTTTGGGATATTGTCCAAATCTGGCGCCGATGCAAAGAAAATGTTCACGGATAAAGTCGTTCCAATATCCGTTAACTACCCGTTCTTTTTCAAACCGATACAAGACGGTATGGATAGACCGAAAACGGAGCTCGCTTATAGAATCCCCGCCTCTAGGCTTACCAGAAAATCCATTCAAAATAAACAGGACCAAGAATTACTCGAAGGACTTGATACAACGATCGACTGGAAAAACACAGGGGACAACTCTTATGACGGAGAGAAACTAAAACTACTAGTACACGACGAAAGTGGAAAGTGGGAGAGGCCAGATAATATATTAAATAACTGGCGAGTAACAAAAACGTGTCTACGTTTAGGTGCTAGGATTATAGGCAAGTGTATGATGGGATCAACATCAAACGCTTTAGACAAAGGAGGAGAAAACTTTAAGAAACTATACTACTCTTCTGATGCTACAAAAAGAAATAAAAACGGTCAAACAAAGTCTGGTTTATATTCTTTATTCATACCTATGGAGTGGAACTACGAGGGTTTTATAGATGATTACGGACACCCTGTGTTTGATACGCCTAGCAACGAGACTAAAGGTCCATACGGCGACATTATAGACACTGGAATTATAGAACACTGGAACAATGAAGCTGAAGGATTAAAAAGCGATCAGGACGCCTTAAACGAATTCTATAGACAATTTCCGCGTACGGAAGAACACGCGTTTAGAGACGAAACAAAAAGCAGTCTATTTAACTTAGCGAAAATATACGAGCAAATTGATTACAACCAAGATTTAAGAAATACGGGAGTAGTTAGTACTGGTAATTTTAGCTGGGAAAATGGAATTAAAGATTCAAGAGTTTTATTTACACCAAACTCTCAAGGAAGATTTAAAATAACTTGGGTTCCTACTCACGATATTCAAAACCGTCAAGTTTTAAAAAATGGAATGAAATACCCAGGTAACGACCATATGGGGGCTTTTGGATGTGATAGTTATGATATATCCGGAACAGTTGGAGGTAACGGATCAAAAGGAGCTTTACACGGGTTGACTAAGTTTAGTATGGAAGACGCTCCACCTAATACATTTTTTTTAGAGTACGTTGCAAGACCTCAGACTGCTGAAATATTTTTTGAAGACGTTCTTATGGCTTGTGTATTTTACGGAATGCCTATATTGGCTGAAAACAATAAACCTAGGTTATTGTACTATTTTAAAAGAAGAGGTTATAGAGGTTATTCAATGAATAGACCAGACAAGCTTTGGAACAAACTTTCTACAGCAGAAAAAGAAATAGGAGGAATACCAAATTCAAGTGAAGATATAAAGCAAGCTCACGCTGCGGCTATAGAGTCTTACATAGATAAATACGTTGGATTAAAAGAAGACGGCAATTATGGAGATTTATACTTTAGCGAAACTTTAAATGATTGGGCAAAATTTGATATAAATAACAGAACAAAGTATGATGCTGCTATAAGCTCTGGATTAGCTATAATGGCTTGTAATAAAAATTTATACAGACCTAACCAGATTATGCAAAAACGAAAATTAAACTTAAGTATCGCTAAATATAGTAATAGCGATTCAATTTCAAAAATAATAAAATAAATATGGCTGAATCAGTTGTAAAAAGTACTTTTCCTAGTCAAGTAGCTAGTGATGCTGAAAAAATGTCGCCTGAGTATGGACTTAAGGTTGGTAGAGCTATTCAAGACGAGTGGTTTCAATTAGATTCTGGTACAAATAGATATAGAAGCAATCAACATACATTTCACAAGTTAAGGTTATATGCTAGAGGCGAGCAACCTATACAGAAATACAAAGACGAGCTATCTATTAATGGTGACTTATCTTACTTAAATTTAGACTGGAAGCCTGTACCTATTATACCAAAATTTGTAGATATTGTTGTTAACGGTATATCTGAAAGAGCTTTTGATATAAAAGCGTATTCACAAGATCCTTATGGAGTCAGTAAAAGAACTGATTATATGGAAAGCGTACTTAGAGACATGTACACTAAAGATCTTAACAACTTTGTACAAGAGAATTTTAATATAGCTTTATTTGAGAATTCAGAAGAAGATTTACCTGAGACTAAAGAAGAGCTAGAGGTTCATATGCAGCTAACATATAAGCAAGCTGTTGAGATGGCTGAAGAGCAAGCTATAAACACTTTACTTGACGGCAACAATTATGATCTAACTAAAAAGCGTTTTTATTACGACCTAACTACAATAGGTATTGGTGCTATAAAAAATAGATTTACATTGTCAGAAGGCATTATGGTTGAATATGTAGACCCTGCTAATTTAGTATATTCCTACACTGAAGACCCTAACTTTCAAGACGTATATTATGTTGGCGAAGTAAAAGATGTCACTATAAATGAAATAAAAAAGCAATTTCCAGAATTAACAAACGACGATTTAGAAAAAATATCTAAAACATCATATCAAAGCAATAGCTATTACGACCGCCCACTAAATAACTCTGCTAGCCCAGACGTTAATACAGTTCAAGTTTTGTACTTTAATTTTAAAACCTATATGAATGAGGTGTATAAGGTTAAAGAAACAGCTACTGGAGCTTCAAAGGTGGTGCTTAGAGATGATCAGTTTGATCCGCCAGTTGAAATGCTTGAAGAACAGTTTGGAAAATTATCTAGGTCCTTAGAAGTGCTGTATGAAGGTGTGTTAATATTAGGTACTGATTACTTGCTTCAATGGGAATTAGCTAAAAATATGATGCGCCCTAAAAGCGATCATACTAAAGTTAAAATGAACTACAGTATTGTAGCTCCAAGAATGTATAAAGGTAAAATTGAATCTTTAGTAAGCCGTATAACTGGATTTGCTGATATGATTCAATTAACTCATTTAAAACTTCAGCAGGTATTATCAAGAATGGTACCGGATGGAGTTTACCTTGACGCTGATGGTTTAGCTGAAATAGATTTAGGTAATGGAACTAATTATAATCCGCAAGAAGCATTAAACATGTTCTTTCAAACAGGTTCTGTAATTGGTAGATCATTTACTCAAGAGGGTGATATGAACCCTGGTAAAGTGCCTATACAAGAAATAACTAGTGGAGCTGGTGGTGGTAAGATGGCTGCGTTAATACAAACGTACAACTATTATCTACAAATGATAAGAGATACTACGGGATTAAACGAAGCTAGAGATGGATCAACTCCAGACGCTAAAGCTTTAGTTGGTGTACAGAAGATTGCAGCAGCTAATTCAAATACAGCCACAAGGCATATACTTACAGGTGGTTTGTTTTTAACAGCAGACCTAGCCGAATGCTTGTCTTTAAGAATTTCCGATGTATTAGAATACTCTCCAACTAGAGAGGCGTTTATACAAAAGATTGGAGGACATAACGTTGCCACTTTACAAGAAATGGGTGATCTTCATTTATATGATTTTGGTATATTTTTAGAACTTACGCCTGATGATGAAGAAAAACAAAGACTTGAAAACAATATACAGACAGCTTTATCTGCTGGACTTATTGATTTAGAAGATGCGATTGACATCAGGGAAATAAGAAGCATAAAGCTAGCTAATCAAGTATTAAAGATTAGAAGAAAAAAGAAATTACAGAGAGATCAAGCTATGCAGCAGCAGAATATTCAAGCTCAAGCACAAGCAAACGCTCAAGCTCAACAAGTGGCAGCGCAGGCCGAAATTCAAAAAAATCAAGTTATTACAGATCAAAAAGTTCAATTAATGCAAATAGAATCTCAGCTTGATGAAAGAAAAATGCAGATGGAAGTGCAATCTAAAATGCAGTTAATGCAATTGGAGTTCCAATACAATATGCAAATTAGAGAAATGGACACTGCTAAAGCAGCTAATGATGAGTCTGAAAAAGAAGACAGAAAAGATCAAAGAGTGAAAATACAAGGTACTCAGCAAAGTGAGCTGATTGACCAAAGAAAAAACAACACACCGCCTAAAAACTTTGAATCTTCAGGTAATGATATATTAGGTGGTGGATTTGACTTAGGTTCTTTCGAGCCTAGGTAATAATAGTAATAATAATTATATAATATTTTATCATGGAAGAACAATTACAAGAAGGTGCTCCACAGGAAGAAGTTAAAGTGGAAGAAACACCTACAAACGAAGACAAATCCCCTATGTCTTACGAAGACGGGGTAATTAAGGTGGACTTATCAGAGTTAAACAAAACACAAGAAAACACCGCTCAAGAACAGGAAGCAGGTGTAGTAGATGTTAATGAATCAACTGAAACTAGTGAACAAGTGGTTGAAGAAATACCACAACAGCAAGAGACTGTTCAAGCTGAACAACCCGTTCTTGAAGAAATAACAGAAGAAGAGGTTGCAGAGCAAGCTGAGGAGCTTGAAGATCAGGTAGAACAAGCTCTGATAGAGGCTGACGCAGGTGTTGAGTTACCAGAAAACATTCAAAAAGTTGTTGACTTTATGAATGACACAGGTGGAAGCTTGGAAGATTATGTAAAACTTAACACTGATTACTCTGCGTTAAACGAAACTCAATTGCTAAGAGAGTATTACGAAAACACTAGACCTCACCTCGATAAAGAAGAGATTGACTTTTTAATGGAAGACAATTTTGCTTATGATGAAGAGTTAGACGAGGAAAGAGATATACGTAAAAAGAAAATAGCTCACAAAGAAGAGCTTGCAAAGGCTAAAAACCATTTAGATGGCTTAAAGTCTAAATACTACGAAGAAATTAAAGCTGGATCAAAGTTAAATCCAGAACAACAAAAAGCGGTTCAGTTCTTTAACCGATATAATAAAGAGCAAGAGGAAACAACTAAATTAGCTGAAAATCAAAAAAATGTATTTTTAGACCAAACTAGTAAAGTTTTCAACAATGATTTCAAAGGTTTTGATTATCAAGTTGGGGACAAGAAATACAGGTTTAATGTTAAAAATGCAGAAGAGGTTAAAACTAACCAAAGCGACATTAACAATTTTGTCAAGAAGTTCTTGAATGAAAAAAATGAAATGTCTGATGCTTCTGGTTATCATAAATCTCTATTTACAGCTATGAATCCTGACGCAGTAGCAAAACACTTTTATGAGCAAGGCAAGGCTGATGCAATAAAAGATAGTATGGCTAAGACAAAGAACATCAATATGGACCCGAGAGGGGTTCATGAAAATACGACGGCTCCTAATGGCTGGACTGTGCGATCTGTAAATGGTGTTGATTCTTCTAAATTAAGAGTAAAAATTAGAAAATAACAAATTTAAAAATTAAAAATTATGGGATTTCCAAATCCGGGCACAGGTGCCCAATTAAACCATTTAACTCCACGTCCTATTAAAGGATTATTTGGAGACAATTATTTATCAATAGGTGATTTAGATTTTACACAACAATTCTTACCAGAAGTGTATGAGAAAGAAGTAGAGCGTTACGGAAACCGTACGATCTCTGGATTCTTGCGTATGGTAGGTGCTGAAATGCCAATGGCTTCAGACGTTATTGTATGGTCAGAACAAGGAAGATTGCACGTTGCTTTTGACGATTGTACTATCGATCAGTCAGTTGCTGCAACAAACACAATTACTTTTGTAAATGACGATCCTGCAGTTGCTGGTGCTCAAACTGCCACTCAAAAAGCTGGATTATTAGCAACAGGTGCTACTATTAATATCAATGTAGGTGTTGTATCTGTAAAAGCTAGAGTAAGTTCTACTTACAACGCAGGAGACACTACAGTAACTGTTACTCCTTATGGAGCTGCTGATTTAACTGCTTTAGGTCTATCTCTTTTAACAGGTGTTAAGATTTTTGTATACGGTTCTGAGTATGGAAAAGGATCAGGAGATGTAGGTAATTCTATTGACGCTAAATTTACACAATTTAACAACAAACCAATTATTCTTAGAGATAAGTATAATGTAAACGGTTCTGATGTTGCACAAATTGGATGGGTTGAAGTAGCAACAGAAGCTGGAACATCTGGTTACTTATGGTACTTAAAATCTGAGCACGAAGCTAGATTACGTTTTGAAGATCAATTAGAAATGTCTATGATCGAAGCTGTTAAAGATGACTCTGGTATTACTGGAGGAGCTGGGCATGCTGGATTCACAGGTTCTGAAGGATTATTTGCTGCTATCGAAGATAGAGGTCTTATTTATAACGATCAAGATTTTGGAGCTGCTGCAACTGCAATTGCACCATTTGGAGGATTAACTGAATTTGACGCTATTTTAGCAGAGTTAGACAAGCAAGGAGCAATCGAAGAGAATATGTTATTCTTAGATCGTTCAACTTCTTTAGCTATTGATAACATGCTAGCACAAGCTAACAACACAGGAGTAGGCGGAACATCTTACGGTGTATTCGAAAACTCTGAAGATATGGCGCTTAACTTAGGCTTTTCTGGTTTCCGTAGAGGATCTTACGATTTCTACAAAACTGACTGGAAATACTTAAACGATTCTACAACTCGTGGATTAGTTAACGACGTTCAAGGTGTTATTGTACCTGCTGGAGTATCTACTGTTTACGATCAGCAATTAGGTCAAAACATTCAACGACCATTCTTACACGTGCGCTACAGAGCTTCTGAAGCTGACGATCGTAAAATGAAGTCTTGGATCACTGGATCTGTTGGTGGTAACTTTACTTCTGCTATTGACGAAATGAACGTACACTTCCTTTCTGAAAGAGCATTATGTACTCAAGGAGCTAACAACTTTGTATTATTGAAGAAAACTTCGTAATGTAAATTAATGTAATTTTTACCCTCGTTGTACTGACGGGGGTAATTATTACTCTTATATGACATTAGCCCCTTACTAGTTATATACTATGGCTATTGTCACAATTTAAACTATTTAATTATATTATATTATGGCTAAAAAAGCTACAAAAGCAGAAGCTAATGAGGTTGCACCTCAAGAGGTAGCAGTTAAAACTGCACCAGTTCAAAAACCAGCTAAACCAAGTTGGGAAATTAAAGATAGATTATATCTATTAAAAGGCAATAAAAAACCTGTTATTTTTACGCTACCAGCAAAACACTCAACTATTAGACCTTTGCTATGGTTTGATCAAGAGACTGGGGAACAGAAAGAAATAAGGTATGCTACAAATCAAAACTCGCCCTTTGCCGAGGATCAGCAAGGAACGGCTACATTAGGTCGTATTATCTTTAGAGATGGAGCTTTGACAGTTCCAAAAGAGATGCAGAATTTGCAAAAAATACTATCTCTTTACCACCCTTTAAAAGATCAACTATATACAGAATATAATCCAGTGCAAGAATCTGTTGACGAACTAGAATATATCAACATGGAAATTGATGCATTAACATTAGCTCGAGAGCTTGATATAAACCAAGCAGAAAGCATTTTAAGAGTAGAGTATGGCAATAAAGTAGATACATTAAGTAGCTCTGAGTTAAAAAGAGACTTAATAATCTTTGCTAAAAGAAACCCATATTTATTTATTGAGCTAGCTAATGATGAAAACGTAGAGCTTAGAAATATTGGTATCAAAGCCACTCAAGCTGGTATTATACAATTATCACCAGATCAAAGAACATTTACATTTGGTGATACTAAAAGGAAATTAATGACAGTTCCTTTTGACGAACATCCTTACTCAGCATTAGCTGCATTCTTTAAAACAGATGATGGTATGGAGGTTTACAAACACTTAACTAAAAGACTGTAAGTCACTTATTATAGTAGCTAGGCCGCTGTAGTGGTGGCCTAATTACTATAAATAATAATAAAAAAACAATATGGCAGTAAGCATAGATACTGTATATCAAAAAGTTTTAGGTATACTTAATAAAGAACAACGAGGGTACGTCACAGCTCAAGAGTTTAATTTATTTGCTAATCAAGCACAACTCGATCTTTTTGAGCAATACTTTTATGATATAAATCAGTTCAGTAGAATGCCTGGTAATAGCACAGAGTATTCTGATATGCTTAATATATTGAATGAAAAAATTAATGTATTTGAAACTACGGTTGAGCCAACTCGTACAGGAAGCTTTTTTAACGAGCCAACTGACCTATATAGATTAGGAACAGTAGTATATAAAAATACAACTACAAATACCTTCGGTGTGGCATCTACAGAGAGCATCGAAGCGGAGCGTATTAACGCTAATGAATTTTTATACATAAATTCATCTCCATTAACTAAACCAAAAAACGTTAGACCTGTGTTTGTGTCAAATACAAGCGGAATCAGAGTTTACGGTGACAATGAAATAACAGATGTTGCTGAAGTAGAGTTTCAATATATAAAGAAACCAGCTAAAGTAGAATGGAAATACCAAATGGTGCTTGGTGAAGCTTTATATGATTCAACACACTCTGTGAACTTCGAGTTACATCCTTCAGAAGAAGTTGAGTTAGTTACGAAAATACTAGAGTTGTCAGGTTTACTAGTTAAAGACTATAACCTATATAACGTCGCTAATCAAGAAGAAATAGAAACTATTCAACAAGAAAAATCTTAATAAATGGGACTTATAAATCAAACAAACGAAGAATACTACTTAGGTCCTGATGGGATTTGGAATAGTTTAGACGAAAAATACGGTGACTACCAATCTATTTCTTTAAAAGATATTGTAAATAACTTTATAATTTCATATGTTGGAGAAGATAAGATTATAAGTAAGATAAAGAGAACTGATGTTGCTTTTCATGCTCAGCGAGGTATACAAGAATTAAGCTTTGATACTCTACCTTCTTTTAAGTCCCAAGAGATTGAAATATCTCCTCAACTATATTTTGTGTTACCACAAGACTATGTAAACTATGTAAAAGTAACATGGACAGATAAAGACGGTATTGAAAGAGTTATATACCCTGCTCATAAAACAAGCGACCCCTTACCTATTATACAGGATAACAACTATGAGTATACTTTTGATGAAAACGGTGAGATATTATACGCTCAAGACTCTGAAACTTGGAGACGATTTAACAATCCTCGTAACTCACAAGATAGTTTAGAAGGCCAACTTCACAGGAGAGTTAATGGTGAAAGATATGGACTAGACCCTCAATACGCTCAATCAAATGGTGTTTTCTTTATAGATCAAATAAAAGGCTTAATAAGGTTTAGCTCTGACATGGTAGGTCGCATAGTTACATTAAAATACATAAGCGATGGGTTAGCAACCGATGGAGAAATGATTGTTCATAAACTAGCTGAGGAAGCTATGTATAAATACATCGCGCACGCTATCTTAGCAACAAGAATTAATGTTCCAGAATACATAGTAGCTAGATTCAAAAGAGAGGCGGCTGTTGCAAAGAGAAATGCTAAGTTAAGATTATCAAATATAAAACTAGAGGAAATCACTCAAGTAATGAGAGGTAAGTCTAAGCAAATAAAACACTAACATATGCCAGAGTTTATTCATAATTTTATCAAGGGTAAAATGAACCAAGACCTTGACGAACGTTTAGTTCCGAATGGAGAGTATAGGGATGCCTTGAATATTAATATATCTAATTCAGAAGGAAGTGATCTTGGGGCTATTGAAAACATTAAAGGAAACTTAGAATTAAAATATGAATCTTTTAACGAATCTACAGGCATATACACCGAGTGGTTAGCTGGCTACATAGACGATGCGATGGTAAATCCTACTTGTATAGGATCCATAGCTAATAATGTTAGCGAAAAAATATATTGGTTTATAGCTTCTGAAAATATAAGTGCCATCGCTGAATACGACAAGAATAGCGATTTAATAAAACCTATTTTAGTTGACACACAAGGTATACTCAATTTTTCTAAAGATTATTTGATAACGGGTATAAACATCATAGAAGACTTACTATTTTGGACAGATAACCAAAAAGAACCTAAAACACTAAATATAAAAAGTTGGTCAAACTCTACACCAAACTTTGCTACTCACTCTGTTATATATGACAGAGATTTTGTTGAAAGAGATATAGTAGTTATTAAGCCAGCTCCTTTAAAACAACCTTCGTTAACTTTAAGTACTGATTTAGGGCTTGGGCCTACTTCAACTAGCGCTGTATATGATTTTACAGATGGGACTGCCTCATCAGGAGCTTTAGGTGATGCAATAGAAATTGGCACTTCTGTCTCTATAAACTTAAGTTCTCCTATAAACGTTGAATCAGGAAAAACTTTAACCTTTTCATGTAGCACTGCTAGCAGTGAAGGCTATGAACCTGTAGATGACCAAGGAAATTTAGATACTTATACTTTTACTATAAGCGTTACGTCTATGGATTTAGGCGGTACTGTTGCTAATGGTGTGTTGCAAAGCGGAACCGCTGAGTTGATTTCAGGCTCATTTGACTACGAGGTTGAAACAGCGGGACAGAAAACTCTTTTTGAGCTAGGGTTACCTAGGTTTGCTTATAGGTATAAATACCAAAATAATCAATACTCTCCTTTTTCTCCTTTTTCTGAAGTAGCGTTTTTGCCTGGTGAATTTGAATATACCGCGTCTAACGGCTATAATTCAGGAATGACAAACCACGTTAGAAGAATTGTTTTAGGGGGTTTTGATTCACCTCTACCCGCAGATGTGGTAGAGCTTGATGTTCTATACAAGCAAGACAGCGCTACGGCTGTTTACAAGGTAGACACTTTATCTCCTAGTGATCTTGAAATAAACTATGTAGAACACACTATAACAAACGATACCGCCAACACTGTAACGTTTTCTTTTATTAATACTAAGAAAAATGAACAAGAAATATCTGCCTTTTCTACGCAAACTGTAACCTTAATAGCTGCTGAAGGCTCTTTATCCCCCTCCTCTCAGCTAGGTGTGACTATAACTAGTATTGATTTAGGCACTGTTTTTGAAGTAGTAAGCGAGCTTATATATTCGCTTCTACCTTCAAACCAACTATTAAGACCCTGGGATAATGTGCCACGTAAAGCAAAGGCTCAAGAAGCTATATCTAATAGAATAATATACGGTAATTATCTTCAAAACTACAACGTACCACCTGATTTAAAATTTGACACCGCTAACACGTTGGTTAACCAGATACCTATTAGCTTAGTCGGAAGTCCTAATAAGTCTATTAAGTCTTTAAGAACTTACCAATTAGGAGTTGTGTTCAAGGATGCATACGGAAGAGAAACACCTGTTTTTACTGATACAACCGGAGTAATTCCTTTGCTCGCTGATGTTTCTGATACCGCAAATAATTTAAAGCTAAAAATTGAATCACCTAGTCCAAAGAATACTGACGGTTCTGAAATGTTTGATAGCTTTAAAATCTTCATAAAAGACCCGTCCGCTGAGTATTACAATGTAATAGCAGATCGCTTGTACCTATCTGAAGACG